TGAAATTCGTCGTGGAGGAGCATGGCGGCGAATACTGCGAGTATTACGACGCCGCGGCCATGACGGGCTCCAACACCAGAGTGGGATCGCCTTTGTATTCGACCGCGGCGCGAAGAATGAAAGACCTACTGGCAACCGAACCATTCTTCTTCGATCAGCTTCAACGAGTGTGGCCGATGATAGACGCGCAGAGGAGACTGTGGGTCGATTACGACGTGGAGAAACTAATAATGGATTATTCCAGATACGGTTGGGACGGGGTCAAAGCCTGCATAGACGACAACATGATCGACGAATCACATAGACAATACGCTATGTCTTTCGCGGCGAAGTTTAGGATGAAGATGAGAAACGACCCGAAGGGATATCCGATCCATTGGTTGATAAGGACGCTCCTACTGAACGAGTTCGCCGCCGTGTCGCCCACCCCGATGGGGCCCGGTACGAAGGCTTACGGAATATCCATGAGAGAAAATGCGGAGAAGGAAAATGAGTAGCAACGAAACGAAATTGATCGAGATTGATTCGTTGACTCCGTCGCCGTGGAGGTCAACCTATATCGTAAAACCGGATCTCCGTCTTTTGTCCATGTCAATGAAGAGGTACGGGTGGCTGTCGCCAATCGTGGCTTACGGAAAAGAACAAGTAAAGATAGTGGACGGCCACGAAAGGGTCGCCATCTCGTCGGCCAACAGGGAATTGCTCGTAGACGGTATTTTCGTTCCTGTCGTACTTCTCCCAAATCTTTCCGACGTCGAAGCGATGATAATGCACGTGACGCTGAACAGGGCCAGGGGGGAGATACTCAACGCCAGGCTCTCAAAACTGATAAGGACCATAGTCAACTCCGGGTCATACGACGCCAATTCCCTCATGCAGACCCTCGGGATGACGTCCGAAGAATTTCAAGTCCTGATAGACGGATCCCTCATGAAAATGAGAAAGGTATCGGAGCATACCTATTCAAGGGCGTGGGTTCCGATAGAAGCAAAACAGGACGAGCGCCCGAAAATAGAGAGACCCCCGAACGCCGACGGATGATTCTCCCCACCCAAGGGCGACCTACGTTGTAAAATTCTCGTAGTCGCACAATCGGGAGAACGTCATGGCGCCAAAACTTCCAGTTCTTTTTGCCGGTAGCGCCACGGCGCAGAGAAGGCTTGCCCAGGAACTACGAAGGGTTCTCGCCGACTTGCGTCAAGCCGGGACGATACTTCCGTCAACGCTGCCAGGAGCAATGCCGATGCCCGCAGTCAGGGCGAACGACACCCCCTCAACTTTCGCCAATAGGGCCGCCGAGGCGATCATTCCGCAACCAACTACGCCAGCCGAGCAAACTGCCAGACCTGGTCTCATAAGAAGGGCCATAAGGGCGATAACAAACAGATTGGCGGACGCACTATCCGCGGCCGGAAGAAGAAATCGCGGGGGAACGGCGGGTAACGCCGCTAGGGAGACTCTGAGGCGCCTGCGCGGAAGAGAGTAAGGCGCGAACATGTTAGTAACTGTCGCGGACCTCAGAACTTACATGGACATCAGCCTGAGCAACAGGCAGATGGACGCCGCCGAAATGATACTCGAAGGCCTACAAAGCGAGTTGGAGGCGTTCCTCGGAAGACCGGTGGAAGTGGACGAATTCGTGGAGGACCACGTGATACCGTCCTACGAATTCGGAACTCCGCAAACCGGATACATGTACGACAGAAGTTTGGACTCAACGTCAGATCCGCTTAGGCATTACGTTCAGGCGCCCATCATGGTTCCCCTGAGGAATACCCCGGTCGTTTCGGTCACTTCTGTTTCGATTAGAAACAACGCCTTGGCATCCAAGTCTCTGGCCGAGGCGATGAAAAGAGAAGCTACGGTCACCGGAGCAACGGTCTCCGGAGAAAACGTCGTATACGACGCAGAAAACGACTTCGTGGTCGGACAGTACGCAAGAGTTTTCGGAGCGTCGCCGTCCGAGTTCGATTTTCAAAACAAACAGATAATTTCGGTAACCGACGAATCGTTCACCGTAAAGCACGACGTCGGAGGCGAAACGTATTCGAGCGGGGGAAAGGCAGAAGCAACCGGCAGCGATTACAAGGTGATGGCTTGGGGACTCGAGTTGTACGCTGCTTTTCCGAACGACGTGATAACCGTCGAGTACTCCGGGGGAATGGACGGCAGTCAACACAAAATTTTCAAGTTGATGATCCTCAGGGCCGCCACCAGGGAAATGCAAAACATGCACGACGACACCGTCGGGGTCAAGGACTTGACCACCCGCGGCGTGGCGGTGATGGAGACTGGATTCATGGAGAAGGAGCTCATGGCGCTCAAGTCCTACAAGCGAAGAAGGATCGCCAGATAGTGGCCGAAGATCCCGGGGTGTACAAACCCAAAAAATCGCAACTCAAGCGAACTCGAAAGAGCACGGGCGACAAAGTTAGGGCATCCCAGCCGCGGGCATTGGCGGGTGCCGGGCCGAGCGTAAGAACTTCCGGTCCGAGGGGCAAAGGGGTAAGCCTCGGCATAGACGTAAAAGTGAATTACAAGAGCTGGGCCAAAACGATGGCCTCGATAGAAATGCTCGAGTTGAAAATTCACAAGATGGACCAACGAGGCGGAAGATACAAAAAAGAGGGTCGGCTCAAACATTTTCACGGCGTTAAAACGATGATGCGTAAAATGTTCGGCAGAGCCGAGACATGCGTTCCGCCACTGGTGGTGATGATAAAGCCCATGGTTCAGGCGATGTTCGTGGAGAATTTCGCCACCAACGGGTTACCGTCCGGAGGCTGGGCCCCGCTGAGTCCGTCGTACGGAGCATGGAAGGCGCTAAAACACCCCGGCGCCCCGACGATGGTTGCCACCGGAAAATTGTTCGAAAGCCTGACCGTCGGATTGCGCGAGGACAAAATAACCAATAACTCGGTGGAGTTCGGCAACAAAGTGAGATACGCCACGTTCCACCAATACGGAACAACGAGAATGCCGATGAGGAGACTCGTTTTCGAGCACGATCCGTTCGCCAAATCGGTTGCCGGACTCGTCGGAGAATACGTTCACGGCGTTCGCGGAATCGCGCCCGGGAGCAGATGATGAGCCAGGTCGGAGCGCACGAATTCGAGGCGATGTACGGACCTCAGTTCGCAAAAAATTTCGTGAACGAATACCTCAAGGTGGAGATACCGAAAAGGTTGATCAAATACAGAAATTACTGGGATGTTTCGAACGACGAACTTCCGGATCCAGCAGAATTTTTGGACTACGAGCCGGCGACGATGGATTCATGGCCGACGATCATAACCGTCGCTCTTTCCGGTCGCGGATTCACCAGGGTCGGCCATATGCGATACGGGGACCCCGAATACCAGGTCTCCTACAACATGCGCACTTACGCATGGGCCAGGACGGAGGGGGAGAGATCGGTGACCGTAATGCGCGACAGATTGATAGTCGTTATTCGTTCCGCCCTCATGGATCACCCATGTCTAAAAAGAAGAAATCCCCAAAGGGAAGCAATGATAGAAGAGTCATCCATAACCGAGGAATACTCCGAAATAACCTTGCTCAAGGGCGACAGGTATCTGGCTGGAGCGTACGTCGGATACGAACTCAGAATAGAGGAGCCGATAGTGAGGGAGAAGCTCGCCGACTTCGAGAACATAGACCTAGAGACCGTGGAAGCCGGCCCCGGTCAGGAGCTTTCTGATTAACTATGGAGATTTTCGTTCTAATAACCGAAGACTCGGTCAATTATCCTCAGGAAAACGACGCCTCGTACGTAAAAGTCATGAGCATTTCGTCGGCCCACGTCAGGGTAACCTCCGACGGTCATGAGTTGTCTGCGGGACAGAGGGCATACGTGGCCGCGGACCAAAAAGACCTAGAAAAGGCGTTGAACAAGGGGTTGGTCGTGCGTCTTGACTCCCAGAATGCCAACGCCAACCACGGAAAGAAAAAGGTACCCTCCCCAAAAGCGCGAAAAGTTTCCGCGGACGGTGCTGTCCGGCAAGGTTCTGAACCAGCGACTACCCATACTTCGGTCCCTAAGTCGCCCACGATAAACGAACCCAAAAAGAAAAATGACTAATTTCAAAACGTGTCGTTTCAAAAGAGATTCAAATGCTATTATTCCTATTGACCAAAAACCTCACATCGGAGGACAGTAAATGCCTGGAATAGTCTTAACGACGTCGGTGGTGACCGGCCCAACGACGGTCACGGTCTCGCCAACATCAACGCTGTTCATCGCTGGCGTGACCACCCGTGGCCCCGAGGGCACGGCGTTTCTCGTTCAGAGCCTCGCCGACTTCGAGGAAATCTACGGCGGTTACACGGCTAGCGGATACGTTCATCAGTCTCTGCAGACCTTCTTCGAAGAAGGAGGTTCGCGCGCCTACGTTTCGCGCGTCATCGATCAGAGCGGCGCAGTGTCGGCTTCGGCGGCATTGCTGAACGACACTCCGGCCACCGTGATGACACTCGTCGCTTCAGGTGAGGGAACTTGGCCGCATTCGGGAGCCCTCGAGGCCGAAGTCACCCAGCCAACCCCGGACGAGACGTTCAGGGTGAGAATACTTCTCAACGACGATCTCGTCTACTCGACGCCGGTGCTTTCCACCGTCGCCGATGCGGTGGAGGAAATCAACAACAGCGCGGTTGCTTCGCTCTACGTTACGGCAACCGCCGGTGCGGGTTCCGGAATACCGGAAGCCGCGACGTACACCTTCTCGGGCGGAAGTAACGGATCAACTTTGGTCGACTCCGATTTCACGACCGCCTTGGACGCCTTCATCAAGACACTCGGCACCGGGGCGGTTTGCATGCCCGGGAAAACCGGAAACACCATTTGGTCGGCGCTCATCACGCACGCCCAAGCCAACTCGAGAACCGCACTTCTCGGATTCGACAGGGACGACGAGCCGGCCGACGTGATATCCGACGCCGCTACGCTCGCCGATACCGCTGGCGCCGAGTTCGCGGCCTGGTATTACCCGTGGGTCAAGGTCGAGAGAAACGGCCTCACCGTCTCGATTCCGTGCGAGGGATACGTCGCGGGCAAGAGAGCCAAGTTGCACAACGAGGTCGGACCTTGGGCCGCGTACGCTGGAACCAACACGAACGGAGAGTTCGTGAAGGGAACGTTCAGGTCGATCACCTCCGACGAGGCAAACGACCTCAACGACGGCTACGTGAACCCGATCAGAGTCATCAACGGGGACGTCAGGGTGTACGGAGCACGCTCCGCATCCAGCGACGTCGAGAACTACAGGTTCATTAACGCCAAGGAGATCGTCAACTACGTCGTCTCCCAGGCGGAGACGAGACTCGAGAGACTCGTGTTCAGCATCATCGACGGAAGAGGAACTCTGTTCGGCGAAGTCAAGGCGACTCTCGTCAACATCCTCGACCCGCTGGCCCAGGCCGGGGCTCTCTACCCGATGTACGCAGACAACGGCAGACTCATCGATCCCGGATACAAGGTGACGGTGAACGAACAACTCAACCCAGTTACCCAACTCGCGACCGGAACGGTCAAGGCGAGGGTCGGATTGAGGGTCTCGTCCATCGGTGACACCATCGAGGTCGAGATCAGCAAGTCAAACCTCACCGCATCTCTGGCCTAATCGGAGGAATAGAACATGGCAAAGTACACGCAGAGACAGATTCTGGCGAAGGTGGAAGCGATCGGTACGGTCGCCCCCAACTTCGGCAACTTCTTCGCACAGGTTTCGGGCGGAGAAATCACAGCCGCCGTGGAGAAGATCTACGTCGGCGGCCAGAAGTTCCCGGAGTTGCTGTGCGCACCATCCGAGGTCGGCGACATCACGATCACCAGGCACTACGACGACAACGACAGGCCGTTGCTCAACGTCGCCAGACAGCACGTCGGAAGGGCCTTCTACAACATCACGATCTACTACACGAACTGCGACGTGGCGGATGCCAAGCCGGACAGGGCGTACTCCAACTGCCTGCTGGTCGGATTGACCGAGCCGGACGGAGACGCCTCGTCGGGGGCACCAGCCACCTTCGCTCTGACGTTCTCAGTTAACGGCCAGCCCGCGCAGCTGACCTACTCCTGACGAGTGCCGACCCGAAGGGTCGGTTACACCACAGAGGCCCGTGACGCGCTAGGTTACGCCCATGGACGAAAACACGAACAAACACTCGCAAGAACCAACCCTGTTGGACCAGCTGAAGGCGGTCATCGCCAAGAAGGTCGAAAGACCGAACGTCTTCATCGAGGTGCCGGAAAGGCCGGGCGTCAAGTTGTTGATCAGCCCCAACCTCACGCAATCGCAGATTCGCAACTGGCAAAAGCAGTGCGGAAGCGAGACGCAAAAGGGCCTCGACTCCACCAAGTTCGCGTGCACCGTCGTCGGACACTCGACGAAGGGCGTCTACTTCCAGGGTCAGGAAGTGCTACAGGACGGACAGTGGCCGGTCAACTTTGCCTCCAAGCCGATTCTCGAGATGACCAACTGCGACAAGGCGATTCCCGACGCGGTGCAGAAGTTCTTCGGTATCGACGCCCACGTCGAGGCGGCCGCGCTGGCGATCATCGACGCCTGCGGATTCGGTGACACCATCCAGGCGGAGTCGACGGAAAACCCTACGAAGAACTAATCGAGGATTTGTCGCAAGACAATCGCGTAATGGCCGCCGCTCGATTAGGCGAGCTATGGGGAACGGATCCGGTCAAATTGCTCGATTCCCCGATGGAAGAGTGGGTCATTAGATACGCCTGTGCTAAAGTTATATCGGCGGACCGCGAGAGGGAGAGACAAGAAGCGGAGAACTCTCGCTAGTTCGCACGTTCCGACTCCTGGGAGCACGCCTTGCCCGACGAAATAGTCACAATACGCATAGATTTCGAGGCCAACAGGCGCGACATGGCGCGGGTGCTCGCCGAGTTGGAGGGTTTTCAGGAAGCCGCCGACGGAGCCAGCGACGCCAGCAATAGGTTCACTCAGAGCACGAACCGAATGAACAGAACGGTTCGCCAAACCGACGAGCCGATGGCGGCCATGACGAAACGCTTTCACGACTTGGAGCAGTCGGGAAAACGTTTCGGAAAACAAATGACGGCTGGCAACAAACTGACCAACTTGTTCAGGAAATCGGCGAGGCTGTTGTTCTTCCAGTTGATAGCGCTGGTGGCCGAATTCGTCATTACCGCGGCGACCCTCGCCTCCGTTAATCTCATGTTCAAGCTCGGTCAGTGGGCGGTGAAGGGGTACAACCTCGCCCTCGGCGCTGCGGGCGCAGCATTAGCGACCGTTGCCGTAGCCGCTTCGGCGGCCGTGGCGGCCTTCAAGGAGTTCAACGCGGCCGCGGCGGCCTGGCAGTACAAGGGCGCGAACATATACGGATCCGCCACCGGGGCGGCGGCGGCGTCGATGAGAGGTCTTTACGCCGATACGAATCTCGCGACGATGGGCGTAACGCAACTTACCCAGGCGTACAAAACGATGTCTCAGCAGGGCAGGGTCACCGGCAAGCAGACGAAGGCGCTGTCCGGGGCGATGGACTTCACGGCGAGAGCGCAGGACCAGGGCAAGTCGTTCCAGTCCATGGCGAATTTCGTGGCGATACTTCAAAAGGAAGGAAAGGTAACCGGCAAGGCGACTACGGCGGCTGCCGGAGTAAGCAAAGAGTTCGCCGATGCGATAAAGAAGTCCAAGAAGAAGGACGCGGCGAGCATCATGGCCGCCATGGCCAGCGGAGGGCTGGCGCAACAAGCCGGTGTCAGCGGAGAATTCGGATCGATAAAAGGAACCCTCGTCTCCCAGTTCAAGCAAATAACGGTCGCCCTGGCCAACGACATGGCGGACTTCGGAGACCAGTTCCTCAACGACGTCAGACAAGTTCTGGACGGTCTCTACAAAAACGTCAGAAACGTATTCGCGAGGCTCGCACCGGAGTTCACCTTCTTCGGAAAGAACAAGCTATTCCCGGCGATAACGACGATAGGAAACGCACTGGAAAAATTCTCCGTCACGCTCGTCAGGAAGTACCTGCCGATGCTGTTCGGAGCCTCGGAATGGTTCAAGAGAACAACGGCTTCGTTTCTCAAGTCGTTCAATCAGTTCAAGCACTCCCTTGAAAAATTCAGGGAGGGATCGAGAATAATAACGGAAACTTTCAAGGGCCCGATATTCGCCATTTTCAGGATCTTCGGAAGGAACGCGGAATCCCTGGGCTATCTCGCCCAGGACAACGAGGAGCAATTCACCGCTTGGGGGGACGCACTCGAAAGATTGGTTCTTTCGATAGGCGACTGGTTCGCCGCGCTTAAAGTAGCGTTCACCGAGGCTTTGCCGGTCTTGACGGCGATAGTGAACGTGCTTTCGAAACTCATAAGCGGAATGGCGAGCTTGGTGAGGGGAATAGGTACCTTTAGGCTCGGCGGCGGAGAAGGTTTCCTCGGCATGGGCGGAACCGGTGGCGGACCGAGTGGAACCGTCGGAGGGGGCCTAGGACCCGGGATCGGATCGTTGGTAACGCTCGGATTGTTGTTCGGTGGCTTCAAGGGAAGCAGGACCGCCTACAGAATGCGTCGTGGAGGTGGAAGCCTGAAAGACGAGGCGTCCATGGCCTCGATATACGCGGCGCAAAACGCACGAAGGGGATTTTTGGGCGGACTTCCCGCGATGTTGAGCCCGAATAGATATAGAAACATGAAATCAAATCCCGGTGGCGTTCCGTTGACCCCGTCGGAAATAGCCGCGTACAACGCCCATCAGAACCTTCAGAAGGTAGCGGGGCGATCGTATTTTGATTTCGCAAAATACGATTACGCCGGTCACGCCGTCGCCGGAGCCCAGATGATGGGTCTCGGCAAAGACGCGGTACCCTGGGCGGGAAATGGATTCGAGCGAGTCGGATTCATGAATTTGGGTTCTTACCGCGACTACCAAGGAGAGGGACGCCTGGGAACGAGCGTAAGTTCTCAAATGCTCAATAGTCAGATATCGCAAGCAGAACGAGCCGTCATGCTCGCTCCGGGATACGCCGGTTTGAGCGACAAGCAAAAAGAAAAAAAGTTGCGAGAAGCGAGAAACAACGCGATCGGCGCCCATATGCAGTACGGCAACGCCGGTAGGGATTTAATGTACGGTCAATCGAATATTTTCAGAATGTTGAGGGGCGGATACGTAGAAACCACCACTGCGGACGGAAGGAGGGTCGGGGCGCAAAGAGAGGGGCTTTTCAGGACCCTGAGCGGCAGGGCGCACGGAGCAGCATTTAGGGAATTAGGAATTGGACAAGCGCGTAATAATCTTGCGGCTTTGCAAGGACTCGATCCGGTGTACCGACCCAACGACCTCCATGTGGCCAGAGAAAAATCCTTCCAGGAGATGCTCAAGAAGGACGCCGAATCCGGAAGAAGACGTTTCGTAGACAAAGACGGAAATTTCCACAGGGGCGGCGAAAGGACGAAAGATGGTATAACGACCACCCGTGCGGAAAGGAAGGCACTGAGGGCGTTTGGACGACAGCAATTCGCCGGTCAGGTTGGAACCATGTTCACCGGCGTTGGGGCGTCCACGAAGGCCGCCGTGATGGGTTCGTTCAACCCGATGCTGGGAATGATGGGCGGAATGCTACTGTCCACCGGAGTTACCAACAAAATAGGCGACAAAGACATGCGCTCGGCGGCGAACAACGCCCTCGGTGTCGGCGCAATGTTCGGAGCGCGGGGAATGGGCATAGCCGCGGGCGCCACCCTTATGAAATCAACGAGCACCAGCAAGGCGATGCTCGGAGGCGTCATGGCCGGAGCCGCGGTCGGCAAAATAATAGGCGACGCAATGGGCCCGCTGTTGGGTCCGCCTCCCGCCGGTCAAGTCGCAAAAGCCCTCATCACCGGTGGAGCCGCTTTGATCGGAGGTGCCGTCGGATACTTCAAGGCTCAGGGCAACCGCGAAAAAGAAATGAGAAAAACCGGAGCCAAGGTCGGCGAAAGACTCATCGGCATGGCCGCGATGTCGATGGCCGGAGGGAGAATAAATCCGAAGACCGGCAGATACGAAGGCGGAGGCGGACGCTCTTTCCAGAGAGGCGCATCCACCCTGAGAAAACAACGGGAGATGCTCGCGTCCCTTGATCTTTCGGAATACAGAGCGCAGTACGCACAGGTTGGAACCGTCGGAGGAAACGCACGAGGAATAACCACCGAAGGAGTCGCCGGAAGGCAAAAATCCATAATCGACACCCTAAAAAGTCAGGGTTTGATCACGAATTCCGAATACAAAGATCGGAAGAGCACACGTCTGAACTCCAGTCACATTCAGAA